CCTAAGCAACTCAACATCATTTTAGGACACGACAATGTTGGAAAGACGTATTGGATTAACTGGTACTTCCTTACACTCGCACTTAAACACGAACTCACATTCTGCATTTGGTCAGGAGAGAATCAGAAAGGTCAAATCCTACGAGATATGATTCAAATGTATAGAGGTAAGCACTTCAGTAAACTTAGCCACTCTCAAATTAGCGGAGACCTTGCGTATTTAGAACAATACTTTACTTTTGTAGATAACTCAAAATTGTACAAACCTGATGAGATTCTTGAAATATTCCAAATGAGCGGAGCTAAAGTAGGACTAATAGACCCATTCACGGGACTTGATAGAGAGATGAGCTTTGCAGGCAATTACGAGTTTATGAACAAAGCACGTCAGTTTGTAAATAGCAACGGAATGACTATCTACATAAACACGCATCCTAACTCCGAATCAGGTAGAGGAGGTAACTTATATGCTGAGGGAGAACTGAAAGGACATTTAAAAGCACCTTTGAAAGACCACATTGAGGGAGGTAAGAGCTTTACAAACCGCTGTGATGATATGTTAGTCATACACCGTCTAATTAAACATCCTGAGCATAAGTACAAGACTTGGATTCAAGTAGAAAAGGTCAAGGATATGGAAACTGGAGGCAAACATACTGAGATGGACTATCCCGTAATTTGCGACTTCAACTCGGGAATTGGCTTCCAAATAAACGGAGTAGACCCTTTAGCACCATACAGACCAAGAGAAATACAAACGCAAACACCTTTTTAAAATGGATTTATCACTTAAAATACTTTGGGCAAAGAACACTATTTGGGTAGTTAGAGAACGTATCAAGAACGTACGTGAAAAGCTGGAGATTGACAAACCAGACGCAAAGGACTACATCAACGGAAGTAAGGAATCAGAAGAGCAGTTACTCAAGACTGAATTGGTAATTATTGAAATGGAAAACGAAATCAAAGGACTGAATCGAGAACTCAATCAGCTTGCAAGACGTAACGCTCAGCTCCGAGTAGCTTTTCAGGAACTCAAAGACGAACTTAAATTCAAAGACATAGACCTTTAACTATACGCATAAGCATATAAATAGACGAATAAATACGAAAATATACGCAAAAACATATAATGAATGACAAAGTACAATGTTGGTCTTGTTACCAGTTTAAAACAATCGATAAATTCGACCAAAATAGACGAGAATACAATCTTAAAAGCAGAAGAGGAACTCTGTTCAGTTGTAAGAGATGCACACGAGCAAGAGTGTTGCGTGAACTACGAGCAGTCAGATACGACTTCACAGAACGAAAATTTGTAATACATCAATTTCAAAATAAAAATCAAGCACTTAAATTCTTAAAAAAATGACAAGAGAACAAAAATTAGTAGCACTATGTGCATTCTTACCAGTAATGAGAGACTTCATTGAAGACCTTAACGACCAATCCGTGTTCAGACAAGGATTAAAAAACAAAGCGAATATGCTACTCCAAGAGATTGACAAAGTAGATAGAGCAATCCTACGAATAGACGAACCAAACGCAGAAAAGATTTGGAGCGAGCAAGTAGACTTACAAAGAGCATTCCGTCAATGGATAGCTGAGAACATAACCGTGTAAGATGCCACGTTGTAAAAACTGCAAGGAGAAGTTTGATCCTATCCGCTTTAATCAAAAGTACTGCTTAAAAGATGAGTGTCTTCGTGTATTTGTAACAGAAACAAAAGAGAAACAATGGAAGCAGACTAAAACACGAATGAAAAACGACCTGAAAACCACTTCTGATTGGATGAAAGAAGCACAAAAGGTCTTCAATACCTACATAAGACATAGAGATAAAGCTCAACCGTGCATTTCTTGTGGCTCAAAACTCGGAGATAAGTATGACGCAGGCCACTATTTCAGTATGGGAGGACATAAATCAGTCACATTCAACGAAGACAATGTACACGCTCAATGCGTAACCTGCAACCGATACAAACACGGAAACCTTTTAGAGTATCAAATCGGTATTGAAAAACGAATTGGAGCAGAAAGATTACTTAAACTTCACGAAATAGCACACGAGACACGTAAGTACTCAGCAGAAGAGTTACAAGAAATTATAACTACATACAAGAAAAAGATAAAGGGTAATGGTTGAACACGAACTATACGACTACTTGAAAGATAAATACTTTCAGGATCTCATTAAGTCTGAAAATCCATTTAGCAGATGGGATTGCGTAAGTGACAAGTACAAAGCACGAATAGAACTAAAGTGCAGGAAAAAGCACTATTCGGAGCTTATGATTGAAAAGGATAAGTATTACGCTTTGATGTGTTGTTACATATTTGAAGACTACATACCACTATACATCAACTCAACACCAAAAGGTGTGTACTCTTTTGACCTACGTGATATATCTTTAGAGTGGAAAACTGACCAACGTATGCCAAAGACTACTGAATTTGATAAAAATGACCGTGTAGAGAAGACTTACGCTATGCTAAATTTGAGTTTAGCTAAAAAAATTTAACTAAAAAATATATTCGTATCTAAATAATATATATCTTCGTATAAAAATAAACGCTATGAAAAATTTATTAAAGGTTCAGGCAGAACTAAAATGCCCAAAAGGTTCTTTCAATTCATTTGGAAAGTACAAGTACAGAAGTGCGGAGCAGATTCTCGAATCAGTTAAGCCATTGCTACAGAAACACGAACTACAATTAATTTTAACTGATGGAATTGAAGAGGTAGGTAACAAGCTATTTCTAAAGGCTACTGCAATAGTATTAGATTCATCAGGAGAAAGTTTAACAGTTTGTGGATATGCTGAACTTGGAGAGCATAAAGGAATGTCGTCTGAGCAATGTACTGGAACTGCATCAAGTTATGCTCGTAAGTACGCTCTCAATGGTTTGTTCTTAATTGACGAGACTGAATCCGATCCTGATTCTAAAGACAATTCAAAGACGGAAAAGAAAGGACTCCCTGCTATAGACTCTAAACGATTCCAAGAAGCACTTAAAGCCATCGCAGCAGGTTCATACAAAAGAGATAACTTAGAAAAACACTTCTCGTTAACTCAAGGTCAAATTGATATGCTCAACGCACTATGAAAGCTCTCAAGATTCGATGTTCTGCCATTGGAAAAATAATGGCGACACCACGCTCTAAAAGCGAACTACTAAGCCAAACTGCTAAATCTTACATTCACGAACTTGTGTTAGAAGAGAAATACGGCATCCGCAAGGACTTTTCAAGCCGTTACACAGACAAAGGGAACGCAGTTGAGGATTTATCTATCTCACTTGTCAATGATGTCTTAGACGTAAAATTCATTTACAAGAATGAAGAGTACTTCGAGAATGATTGGATAAAGGGAACACCTGACGTAAACACGGAAGAAGTTCTTTTAGATGTAAAATCAAGTTGGGATGCTACTACCTTTCCGTTTTTTGACACCGAGATTCCAAACAAAGACTACTTCTATCAACTTCAAGGTTATATGTGGTTGACTGGAAAGACTCAATCAATGCTTTGTTACTGCCTTGTAGATACTCCGATTGATATGGTTGAAGACGAAATCCGCAGAGCTCATTGGAAGTTGCACAAGATTGAAGAGGACTTAGACTTGCGAGAGGAGATTCTACGTAAACACGAGTTCAGTCAAGTACCTAAGAATCGAAGAGTAAAAGTGTTCTACGTACAAAAAGACGAAGCAGTAATCGAAGCCATCAAAGAAAAGATAGAGCTTTGCCGTGAGTATTATAACGCCTTAATGAAATTCCTATGAACCAGAAAGTAGAAGACCCGATTGTCCTAAAAGTAATGAGCAAGTTTTATGACCGCTCACAACGAGGAATCGAAAAGTACGGTACAATGTTAACACGAACTGATTTAAGTGCGTTAGAATGGCTTAATCACGCTCAGGAAGAGGCTATGGACTTCTGTTTGTACTTGGAGCGTTTGAAAGATGAAGTAAAACAATTTAAACAAGGATAAGGGGTAAAAATTGCCACATATCTAAACACGAATTGTAAAGCATATGCCGTAGACGTACGGAGCGTAGCCTACCGAGTAAGTCGGTTCTCATCGTAGGGAGATAGGTTAGCCTTTCCGAGAAAAAGGCATTTTTTAAACCTTTAAACAACAAGAACAATGAAACTAAACAAAGACGATAGAAGAGAAGAGATGGCTGCTTATGGCACTATGGCTATTCTCGCAGTAGGTTTAATACTAATAATCTACGCAATATTTTGTAACCTTAATTAATATATACAATGGAAAACAAGTTAAACACTGGAGCAATCTTTAAAAATGACAAAAAGACGAGCGACAAGCACCCTGATTACAGAGGTAAAGTAAACGTAAACGGCAAAGAAATGGAAGTTGCCCTATGGGTAAAGCAAGGTAAAAACGGAAGTTTCTTCTCAGCTGCATTCTCTGAGCCTTATGTAGCACCTGCTGAACGTGCACCAATCGGAGATAGTATTGACGATGACCTACCTTTCTGATATGTACATAAACGATTCAGACTTACGGAAGCAGATTCACATCATTCTCAATAGGAAAACACGAAACCAAATAGTTGAGGAGATAAAACAATCAGGTGTAAAGATGCACCACTTCCAAGTAAACAACTTTCTGAACGGTAAAGACGTCACTCTAAGCACACTTCACAAG